CTAGCATTTGCCCATTGATCCATTTTAATAAATTCTATGTCGTTCATGGTTCGGTTGGTTTGTTGGTTAAATCGAACAGGTCGCTAGACCAAACCTTGCGGTCGGTCAGCTTGGGTGTTCTCAGAAGTCAAAAGGTCTGAATTGGTCAAAGTCATCGCTCCCTCCTTTCACGTCTGCGATCATATCGTTGGCATCAACAGTATGATCTGGGTTTAGGGATTGGATGGCTTCTCTGGCTAATACAACACAGTCTGCCCAGTTTGGCTCACCTCTTGCTATTTCAGTTAAAGCCTCCGCCAGCCTGTCCAGTTGCTCTGTGACGGCGGTTAGCTCGCGTTCCATGCTTTCAATCTCCCTGTTTACTTCTTTGTAGTGGGCATAAGATTGCGCTGCATTATCTGCTTCAACGTATATCTTGATATGGTCTAAAATGATTTTACTTCTAGGTGTCGGTGTCGGTGTGTCGTTCATTGTGTTGGTTGGTTGGTTGTTATTATTTAGGCATTGCCTAGCTTGTCAAGCTATCTGCTGATGTAATATCTAAGAGCCTTGCCGACTGGCGGCCGCTCGCTGAGTGAGACGTAGTCGCTGCCGCTGCGTGCGAGCTTGGCGAGAGCCGATCCGCAGGCGCCGTGCCATGTTCCGCAGAGTTGGCGTGCCTGCTCGCGGACCGGTGAGTTCAGCTCGACAAGTCGGCTCTCGACCTCGGATGCGGTCATGTCGCGAGGTAGGTCGTGCCAGATGCCCCAGTCAGCCAGAGCGGCTTCGAGGAGAGCTTCGAGGCGCTTCGATGGACTGTGAGCGTCAACTGACTCGCTGAGTTCTGGATCGCGCCATGCGATGATCCCTGAGCGGCTGTCGCGGAGTTCCTCTGGCGTCTCCCAGTCCATGAGTTGTTGAGCGAAGGCAGGCAGTTCGGATCGGATGATTGTCTGGAGTTCGTCGCGACCTTCGGGAGTTGAGGTGTCGATCGGGAGCTTGACGCCGATGACGTGCAGGAGCGCGATCTTGTCGGCGAGGTCAGCGTCGAGCGGTGGGATGATCTGCAAAGATTCTGGCGTGTCGTTGCAGCAGACCATGACGCACCAGACAGGTCGGACGGAGATCGATGAGTGGTTGCGCTTGCGAAGTTGGACGCTGTGCGGATAGACCGACTCCTTGAATGAGGCGCCGAATGCTCGGCGGCTGCGGATGTCGGTCGAGCCGATGCAGTCATCGACGAGGAGAAGCTCGGAGCCGACGAGGTCATCGTTCCAGAGCATTCCGCCTGACCATGCGGCGTATGGGTTGGCGGTGCGACCTCCGAGCGACTGAGCGACGATCCAAGCAAGGAGAGATTTGCCTGAATTTATCTCTCCAGCAAGGACAAGCATCGGTGATGGGATGTGGCAATGCGCCCGAACTGCTCGATAGCGCCCGGATAGCCAGCTCATGAAGATCGTTGTGGCGATCGGATCGGCGAAGGCCCCACCGACGATCTCGGTGATGATCGGTGCCTCGCCTGCCTTCGGCTCTGGGATCTTCGCTTCGGAGGTGATGAGGATCGGCAGGTCATTGGTGTCGCGAGTCAGTCCTTGAGCGTGTCCTGCGATGCTGCCGTGCCATTGCACGCCGCCGTCGAGTTCGCGGTTCTTGATCGACTCACGGACTGCCTGCATCAGATCCTTCGGGTCGTCGTATTGGTCGGAAAGGTGCCGAGAGATGCCGGTGACGACCGGGGAGAGTTTTGAATAGGTCATGTAGGACTTGCCGACCTTGACAAGATACTTGCTCGATGGTCCGTCGTAGAACACGTCATCGGGATCGAATGACTGAGCGGTCGACGGTGCGCGTTTGGCGGCTGCCGCGGTGGCTGCGTCGCGCCAGTCATCGGTCGAGGTTGGCATCTCGGAGGAGTAGACCGTGCGGACCGCATCGACGACCTCGGTCGGCTGGTAAGCGCGGCGGAGTCTGCCATCGTAGGCTTGGAGCTTGGCGACCGTGTCCGCCTCATCCATGCCGGCAAAGCGGCAGTGCCACGATGCTTCCATCAGCCAGGTATGGATTCCCTCGCGTGGTGGCTCTGGAAATGCGTTCTTGGTTGCCTTGAGCTTGAGGCTGGACTTCTTGGCTGCCTTCGGGAGTTCTGGCTCGGCTGCGGCCGCTGGCTCGAACATCGCGGTGCGATCGAGGTCGACCCATGCGCCCGGGTCGTGGCTGACGAACATGAGGCGGACTGGATCCTTGCAGGCCTCGTCGATCGTCAGGTTGTGAGCGCGGAAGTGATTGCGAGCGGCGACGAATGCGGCGACGTGTTCTTCCTTGGTTGTGCAGATCGGGATGCGAGCGATGCCCTTGACGCCTGCACCAGATGGTGAGACGAAAGCGGCGACGATACGCGGCTCGGCGCGGAGGATCTCGACGATCTCCTCGACCTCCCAGCCGACGTTATCAGCGGCGTCGAAGTCGAGTTGCAGGAAGCCGCTGTGGTTGAAGCGCCCCTCCTCGATCGCCTTCGCCCGGCGACCATCGCATGATCCGGAGATGCTGACCGCTTGCAAGTCGCGCTTGGCGACCGAATAGGCGTCGTCGTTGCCAGAAGCGAGCGTCGAGCGGAGCCGGTTGATCTTGGTGGCGAACTCGTCGGAGCGGATCGCGGCGATGAGATCTTCGAGCGTGGTGGTTGCCATTGCGCTCGGTGAGGTGGCAGACTGGTAGTAGTCTATGGTCGGTTGTTGTAGTGTTTTCATAATTTGGAGAAGGGTGTTTTCAATTCATGCGTTGTAATGCACGAACTGCAAAGAGCATTCCGCTCTGAGTGTCGGATTTGTCGCGGAGAGCTTCGGCGACTGCGTCATCGATCGTGCCTGAGCAGATCAGACGATAGATCAGAGTCTCGGCGGTTTGTCCAGTCCTGATGAGTCGGGCGTTGGTTTGGACGTAAGTTTCATGCGAATAAGTCAGGCTGACCCAGATGGCGATCCGGCAGGAGACTTGCAGGCCGTCGATGCCATGGCTGAGTGATCGAGGATCGGCGACCCAGACTGGGATCTTGCCAGCCTTCCATGCGTCGAGGTCGCGCTCGTCGAACATCTTGGATCCGCGGATGGCGGCGATGACGCGAGCGGATTCGTGCTTGAAAGCGCAAAGGACGAGGATCGGCTCGCCTCGATGGCGATCGATGACTGCCTTGAGCGCGGAGATCTTAGCTGAGTGGACTGGCAAGACGTTGCGGTCGGCATCGTAGACGGCGCCGCTGGTGAGTTGCAGGAGCTTGTTGACCAGAACGCCGGCGCTCGGTGCGGTGATCTCGCCCTCGGCGATCTCGGCGAGCATCTCTTTTTCGAGGGTCTTGTAGTGACGCCGTGCCTCGGCTGGCATGACCGCTGGGATATCGATGACGCTGGAGGCTGGCAGGTCGGTAGCATCGCCGATGAGGACGAGCGCGAGATCTGCGAGCTTCGCATCGATCGCCTCCTTGGATCCTGTGACCAGCTTGTAGGTGTAACCCATATAATCGGCTGGATAGAAGTAGGCGTCGCGGTAGCCGGTGAATGTCTTGCCGAGCCGCTCGCCGTCGTCGAGCATCTTGACCTGCATGAAGAGGTCGAGGTAGTTGTTCGGGATCGGTGTCCCTGTCAGACCCCAGCGGCGCTCGATGCCGGTCAGGTGGCGGTGGAGCGCCTTGAAGCGCTTGCTCTGTGGGTTCTTGGCAAGGCTGAGTTCGTCGATGACCAGCGTGTCGATCGGGCAGACGAACGACTTGCGCTTCGGGAACATCTTCGGCAGGCGGTTCGGCAGAAGCTCGGAGTTGATGAGGTAGATGTCAGCGGATTGATCGTGCCAGGCTTGCAGCCCGGCGGCCGTGCGGAGGTTAGCCACGCGCATCCAGCGGGTGTGCGCCCACCGCTCGACCTGAGCCGGCCATGTGATCGAGCAGACGCGCAGCGGTGCCACGATGAGCGCCCCGCGTAGCTGGCCGCAGGTGGCGAGCGTGTCGAGGGCGGTCAACGTGACAATCGTTTTGCCACGACCAGGGCTGACGAAGAGAGCCGCCCGGTCGTTGGCGAGCAGATGCTCGATCATCGGCAGTTGGTATTCGAACGGCTGGAAGGTTTGGCTCATGGGTTTAATAGATTCCATGCGATTTTTGCCACTGTCGGAACTTGTCCGTTGCCGATGCAGCGCAGTCTGTCCACCCTAGAGGCCACCCCATGAGCCACTCGACCCACGTCGGGTTCAGTTGCCCACCAATCTGATCGTTTAGATTGCGTGTCCGCTCTGGGTTCTCCCATCTGCTTCGTTGTCCGGTCCTGAAATCTCTCGACTGTGGAGTTGCCCACATCGCGACCGTTCTCGCCAGCCCGATGCTTCCAGAGATTCCTTGATTGCTGATTTTTCTCAGCCTCCCCGACTTCAGCGTGATGAACTTCGTTTTGTCGTTCAGGATTGCCCCCATCGTCGCATCTGCACAAGTTGGAGTCGGTAGCAATAAGCCAAATTCTATCTCGCTTGTGAGGCGCGGCAGCGTGATGCGCTCCCACAATACCCCACTCTGCATCATACCCCAGTTTGGCAAGGTCAGCGAGGACGATGGCAAGTCCTCTTCCCACAAGCATTGGTGAGTTTTCCACGAAAGCGAATTGCGGTCGAACTTCGCCGATGATTCTTGCCATGTGTTTCCACATGGATGACCGCTCTCCCTCGATGCCGACACCTTTGCCGGCTGCGCTGATGTCCTGACACGGGAATCCTCCAGACACCACGTCAACAGATCCGCGCCACGGTCTGCCGTCAAAAGTTTGTATGTCATTCCAGATCGGGAAAGCTTCGAGACATCCGTCGTTTTGTCTGGCGACCAGAATGTCCCGTGCGTAAGCGTCCCATTCAACGGCGCAGACTGTGCGCCAGCCGAGGAGCTTTCCTCCAAGTATTCCGCCACCAGCGCCTGCGAAAAGTGCCAGCTCATTTAGTTGATTGTTTAGGGGTTGCATATTTTTCAGTCATGGGAAAATAATGTCGATGAGTTGCTTGCCTTGATCTATATCGTCGCACCATGCGACCGCCATGCCTTGATTGTTGAGGTCATTTAGCCACTTGATCTGGAGAGCGGTCGGATGCTTGCCGGGAGCTTTGAACTCGACGAACAAGCAGCGACCAGCGCGGATGAACAATCGGTCAGGCTGGCCGCGCTGGTTCTGCCCGGCGAGCTTGATGACCAAGCAGCCCTTGAGCTTCGCGTAGGCGCAGACAGCCTTCTCGATGGTGGACTCTCTCATCGGCTGCTGACGATTGGTTTTGAGTAAGCACGGATGCCGAACTTGGCGGCGGTAGCAGCGACGTCTTCGTTGGCGTCTGCGAGTTCTCGGAGAAAAGCGAGGACCGTCGCACGCTTGATCTCAAGCGTGACAAACTGAGGAGCGAGATCATAAACGGCTGTAAGATCGACGACCTCGAAGTCCCAAGCGAAGCGGATGCCGTCAGCGACCTTGGTGGCGGCGACCTCGGCGGAGCATTGCAGCTTCTCGGCGGCTGCTTTCTTGGCAGCGATGACCGCAGCGATCCCGCCTTCCTCGGCGGCTTCTCTGGCGGCTCTGGCAGCCTCGAATGCCTCGCGCTCGATCCGCTCCTTCTCGGCTTTGATGCGAAGGACCTCCTCGGCATGAGCGCCGACGAGCTTCTTGATGCGGTTCTCCTCGGCGATGATCTCTTCGAGGAACTCAGCGGCCGCGGCGTCGATCATCTTGCCGATGCGGTTGACCGGCTCCTTGACGAGCTTGCGGCTCTTCTCGACCTCGATGCGCATGGCAGCGAGCGAGCGCGTCTGGAACTGAGCGCGGCCGCTGTCGTCATTGCTGGCGACTGAGGTGATGGATCCAGACTTAGCCAGAAGCGCGGTCTTGCGTGCCGTGGCTTCGTCGGAGATCGTGAGTTGATAGCCATCCCCAGCGAGGATGAGCGGCGTGATTTCGGATAGTTCGGTTGTCATATTGTTTATTGGTTGGAAATTAAAGCAGACTCTTCCTCTGCGCATCGGATGATGTCTGCCATAGCCTTTTCTTTTGTTTCGTAAAAGCGTGTCGGTGAAACTTTAATGGTTGATGATGCTTTGTAAATCTGCTTCGCAGCGAACTCAGTTGAAGTTTTGGATTCAAGCTCTCTTCCTTCATCTCCTGCTAAGAATACGACCCATCCTGCACGGCAATGCGTGGTTTCGCAAGTGTGCCAGTCTCTCATGTTTAGAGCTTCTGGCGTTGCTTCGACAGCTTCCCTGACTGTGTTGTGGATTTGCGGGATGACTGGTATTATTTTTTCGAGCTTTTGTGCAGCTAAGCCGGAGCAGCGGGAGCAGCGGGAGCAGCCGTAGCAGTGGGAGCAGCGGGAGCAGCCGTAGCAGTGGGAGCAGCGGGAGCAGCCGTAGCAGTGGGAGCAGCCGTAGCAGTGGGAGCAGCCGGAGCAGTCGGTGCAGTAGGTGCAGTCGGAGCAGTCGGTGCAGTCGGTGCAGCGGGAGCAGTCGGTGCAGTCGGTGCAGCGGGAGCAGTCGTAGCAGTCGGAGCAGTCGGAGCAGTTCCAACAACCCTCATTTCCGCGATCTTCTTCCCAGCTTGGGTTAGCTTCGGCAAACTCTTGCGTTACACCGTTAATAGTTTTATCTTTACGGTTCCAGAATGCCTGTATATTTTCGTATATCTGTGTTTTCATAGTAGTGTTATTTGTTGGAGAATGGTCTCGGCGGTGAGAGGTCGATATGGCCTGTGCAGACGCAGTGGTTGAGAAGTAGTGATCGGTAAAATTTAGAAAAGCAAGTCGGACAGTGGTTAGGAGGACAAACTCTCGCTCTGGCTTTGTGAGCGCGTTCGGCGAGTGCTTGGCGGATGCTCAGAACGGTTGGTCGCTGGTGGCTGCTGGGTGATCCCATAGGAGCCAAGGTAGGCGATGTATGAGGATCGGTGGCATTCCTTCGCGGTAGGGTCGGACCGCCAGCCAGACCACTTCCGAATCCTGCGGATCGCGCATCACGCAAAGCTCGGTCTCGAATGCGTTGAGCGCTTCGTGCCATGTCTGCGTCTCCGCTGTGGCGTTGCTCGGCACCATCGGGATCGCCTCGCCGCTCGTCCTTGAGAGGCTGCGGTTCTCCTTGTGCGCTGCCTTCTCCGCTATGATTGCCGGTTGTAGTGGCGTGTTGATGCTGACCACCAGCCCGGCTCGGCGCTTTCCCGGCGGATCGATGCGGTCGATGGCTGCCTCGACTTCTAGGTCGGCGGCGGTTGGCTTAGGTGGCGCTGCGGCTGGCTTCGGTTGTGAGTCGGCTGCGGCTTTCTTGGCGGCGATGATTTCGGCGATGGTTGGCATGGTGTGGCTTGTTGGTAGTTTAGATGAGAAGCGGCAGTCGCGTGTCCCGGGTTCTCCCAGAACCTGCCGCCTCTCGCCCAGAAAGCCCCACTCCGGAAGTTTCCAGAGTGAGGCGATCCTTCGTTTTCACCTATGAAAAATCAATACTCGTCGCCGTTGATCAGCGCGGAGAGATCAGTCAGCGCATCGATAAGCGCCTTGTCCTCTGCCTTCTTGTCAGCGACCGCCTTCGGCAGCCACTTGTCGATCAGCGTAGCGACTCCAGTCTCATCGACTTCGCCGAGCGCCTTGCCTTTGTATTTGCCGACGTGGACGATGACCGACTCCCATGAGTTGCTGTCCTTCGCCTTGTCGTCGCTCTCGCCTTCGCCAGCGATGATGTCGCGGTCGCGGATGCGGGTGTATTTGCCAGACGGCTTGAGGGTCGTCTTGTCGCGATCTGGAGCCATGAAGCTGATGTTCGCATAGGTGCGATCCTCCTTCGTCTCATGTTGGATGATGAGCTTGACGCCATGACCGATCATCGCCTCAAGGTCGAACTCGCCAAGTTCTGCGCTTGTCAGGTCGCGACCCATCATCTTCTTGAGGTCTTTGCGGAGTGCTGCCTTCTCGTTGAGGCTCGGCGTGTAGCCACGGCTCCAGATGCAGAAGCGGCGGTCGTTCTCTTCGTCTTCAACCTCAGTCTCAAAGACGAGTCGGAACTCCTCTTTTTCGCCGTATTGGGTCATTCTCTTTTTCAGCTCCGTGACATCGACCAGCACGGCCTTGATCGGTCCGTCGGTTTCTGGATGCGGAGTGAATGTCGTGTTCTTTTTTTCGCTTAGTTTCACTTGTTTTATTTGGTTATGTTTATTGTTGTTACGATGGGGGAGAGTGTTATGGCAGGATGCCGATCAGATAGGCTGCGATGATGCCGAAAATAAATCCGGTGATCGTGGCTGAGACGACGACTGGCGTGAGGTTGCGGTCGATGTTCGATCCGCGCTTCGTTTCGTTGAGCGTGAGCTTCGAGAGGTCGTCGATGTGGAGTTGCAAGAATTTGTCTTGCCCCGGCTTGATGTTGTAGTTTGGTTTCATGGTCTGTCTTGTTGGTTTGTTGTTAAAGACTCCCGCACCTCCTCGGTCAACCGACCAAGGAAAGGCGCGAGGAGGTTGGGAGAATTAGTAAGCAAGTCTGATTGCTTGAGTGATGTTGTCAGCCCATACACCAGCAAAGTAATCGCTCATGCTGTCATGCTTATCGTTTGGGCGGCGCACATTGATGCAAGTGATTTCTTCACTGCAACCGTTGCGAAAATATTCTATCACGTATTTGCATCCTTCTTTCGATGCTTGGATGAACCCATTGTTTTCAGTGATTGTGAATCCTGCTTTGGTCAGTTTTTTGGCTGCGTTTTG